TCCAATGTTGGCAACATATTACGGAATGCCTGTTTCATATCAGGCATCAAATCTTTGGTTAGGTAAGTTGACCCTTCCTCATTCTTGATATAAGATTCCATGAGAGAATGAAATTGTGTACCGCGTCTAGATGCTCTTGCTGATACTCGGTTTGCCTCTTCTTCACCGACTTTGGCGCGCCACTTTGCGATGCTATCGCCTTTAAAATGAGACAAGAATGTTGTAACCGAAGGCAACTTGGTGCCATTTGGAGAGATGTAGTATCGTTTTCCATTATATTCTTCCCTTTTCAGAGTAGTTAGAAAGTGGTCATGGTTTATATGATTAAAAGTTTTCACTAGCATCCAACATCAAAGTCGTCCTCAATTGTTTCATCCATAATACTACACCTCTCCGTAAATGTCAACCTATAACTGTAATTCCTTGAGCAGTCAAAGAAGTATCAAATTCTTCCTTACATTGAATATTAAATTTTGCCCAAAAATCCAGACTATGATTATTTTCAGTTATTGTGGACATTTGACTTACTATATATTTTCTTAATTGTTCATTATATTGATCTTCTGTTATAGTATTCATTTATAACCCCATTTCGGTCTTCTGTATTATATATTCTTTCACCACACCGCTTCGCACGATGTCCTCAATGTTAAACTCAATATGATCAAACGATGGCATACGGCGAGTAACGGCCATCAATTCTTTAATACCAGTTTTCTCATGTGGTTTATGTAAATCAGTTTGGCGATAATCACCACAAAATATAATACGAGAGTTTTGACCTATACGAGTCATAACTGTATCAATCTCTTGGAATGTCATATTATTGCACTCGTCAACAATGATAATACAATCGTTAAATGTCATACCACGTAGAAAGGAAGTAGTAGTAAATTCTACTAAGCCCTTTAACTTCAAAATCTTCCATCCATCGCCACGACCAAATAAGTCATCACAGATTTCTTGGTAAGGTTGTTCGTAAACTTCCGATTTTTGTTTGTCGGTTCCTGGTAGGAATCCCATGTCGCGGCTTGGTACGACCGATCGGATGATAACAACCTTCTTATATGTCTTTTCGTGTAGAACTTCTTTTAATGCGAGATAAGATGACAGAAAGGTTTTACCGGTGCCGGCATAACCGTGTAACATAAGATTTGCTCCGCTATCATATGCGTCCCACACTCTTTGCTGGTTTACTGTTAGTGGATTTATATGACGCAATTCAAAGTGGTTTTTCTCAGCGGCGTTTTGTGCAGATATCTCATGGTTTGGATTACGGTTATTTTTCTTTCTTTTTACAGACATATCTTTACCTTTTTGTTTTTTGTTATTCACAGCCTCATAAACAAAAGAGGCCAACGCCTTGCGGGCGCGGCCTCTATTCGGGGATTTCTTGGGTGGTTGAGACAGTTCTAAATCTCCTTTGGAATGTCCCAGCGTCTATTCGCAACGGCAGAGGCCTCTGGTACAGCCGACTTAATTCTGCCTAATACATATTTCTGAAAATCTGCTGGTGGTTTTGTGATACCCACATTAACTGGGTCAACCATAGTAAAATTACGGAGAACTTGCTCCAAGTGAGGTTTATCGTCTAGATATGTGTCGTGTTCCGCCATCGTCATGGTGACGGTAAATTCTTCATTGGTTTCTTTATTACGAAAAGTATAGTTTGGCATTATTTATTTCCTTTCTTGGTTTCCCAAGATTGACCTAAAGATCCATCACCTCTACTAATAAGACCTTTATCAGCGGCATCAAAGAATGTGCGACCGTAAGCACTGTTTATCTTTTGTTCCATATCAATCATTTGTTGTTTACGTCTTTCGGATCTAACAAAATTTGTTAGATCATTTTCAAGGCATTCAATCAATTTACCTCTATAAAGATCCGTATCACTTTTAGATTTTGGGTTATACATTCTTTTATTAAAGTTTATCTCTTTTTGCATACCGTGTATTTTTACACGAATGTTTTTTGGAAGTTTCACATTATCCATTTTGGTACCTCACGGTTCTTCCACTTATGTAGGTGCACCTTACCAACCTTGTAATAGTTCCGATAGTTGATTATCGGATCTTCTGATATAATGTATTTAGGATCCATCGCACTTGGTGGTTCAGTTAGGCCAGCATTTTTAATCTTATGTGGAGGATATCTAAGAGCATGAAGGAGACCATCAGTCTGGACTTTATGTGTCTTTCCATAACGATAAGTATATTCTTTACAATACTCATTTAATAAAGACCATAACCAAAGATAATTGGTATCGGTTTCACGGCACCACACGGCCGATGGATGATTGACATGAGTTGCCGAGTATAATGTTACATTGCGGTCATCATCAAGGCGCCATCGCTTTACCTTGCGTTTACCACCATCGTCTATATACTCAACACCGTCTAACACTCGGTGCGCTGTGGACAAAAGTTGCGCACTCTCAAGGATCATCTTAACACAATGAGAGTCCACAGACCACTCGGCACATAATTGTTGGTCGTGGTCAAGGTAAAATATATTCATTAGATTTCCTCGTAAAACATATCCCACCAACCATCACACCACACATTGTAAAGTATCTCATGGACTCCTTCATAAGGATTATCCATAGGGCATACCTTATCAAAATACGCCTCTTTACCTTCACTATAAGCGATTTGTTTTAGATAACTATCCATTACGACCTCTCAATAACATCCAGCAAATCTTCCAGAAACATCACCTCATTTAAATATGCAGCCTCTGTAAAGTCAAGAGGACCATACTCATCTATTTGCATATTTTTAATAAATGGACGGAGAATAGCAAGTCGTTTAAGTATTTTTGTCTCAACTTCAACCAACGCTTGATCGGACATTTTTCTTTACCTCGTTTGTGTGACTGCACCATTTGCGATAATGATATGCCGTGCAGGTGCATGAATAACGACCAAAGTTACCGCGGGTAATTACATATGTTTTTTTATCACCATTTACTAGAGTGACGCCATCATCATACTTGTCATTACCAGTCCATGCCTCCAATATATCACGTTTATCCAGAATACGAGCCGGTGCATCAGCATCACCAGTGGTCAGCATAAACTCGTATTCAGATAAACCTTTTGGTTTAGGAAGAACCACACGACCTTCATAATAATTATATTCAGGTTGTGGAACGTAGCAAGAACCCGGCCGATAGGCCGAGTTCTTGTATTTAACTTTGAGGCGCATTAAATAATCCTCACATCTATAGTATCCTCAAAAAACTTTTTCAAGGACTTTTCGAACTCCCTATTATTATTTTTATATAATGCTAGGAAGTTTAAGTATAAGGTATGGATTTCGTCATGCATATTTTCTAATGACTCCGAGTTTTCATCAGTCTCACCCGGCATCATAACATGATATTCACGATCCTCCAGTTCAGCGATTAGATCATCCGTATCAAAATTATTTAGATCAAGAGTGACGATAGTTGACAACTAACACTCCTATTAGTTAGATGATTTTTGAGAGGTCAACACCGTCGATGGAGTCCCAATCTTTGTCAACCGAGAATGAGGTGGCAACCTCACCACTGGTGCCAAATTGTTCCGTTACGTCATCAAAATCACGGACTTTCTTAGCGACCTTTTTCTTAGCGGCCACTTTCTTCATACCCATGTCCTTAGCAACCTTGCGGAGTGTATCAAGGTTCTTTGCCTTGATTTCAGCAATATTTTCTGCTTCAGTAACGGCACGAACAATAGCGGCATTTTCAGCAGCCAATGCCTTAGAAGCAGTAAACTTTTTATTTACTTTTTTGACAATCGTAGAAAGTTTAACCGTCTTGGCCTTAGGTGCCTTAGGTTGTGCGGCACGGAGTTCCGCAGCATTAGCAGGCTCGGCGATCATTGTATAAGAAACGACCTTGCGGCCATCTTTATTGGCGGTGATAGTGAAACCATACCGCGTATTGAGGAAGGACACATACTTGGCAGCATAATCGCCAGTGCCGACATGGTCATTGATTTCGGCAGGCGTAACAGTTTTACCCATCACAAGAACCGCAAGGGCGCGGATTTCAGGGCGGATACCGTTGGATGCAGATACTTTAGGCATTCGATTTCCTTTCACATTTCTCATTTAATACGGACATTATAACACAACGGACGGATATGGCAACCAAAATCGTTTGTAAACACATGCGACAGGTTGTCGCACCTATAGGTTGTGGTGTTGACAATAGAAATCCTC